AAGTTTCGTACTCTGGACTTCTGAAACAACCTTGGGTGTTTCTTCTGGTACGTCTTCTTTTATTTTTCCGGTGGTTTTAATAGACGATAATGCATCTACTGTTGCAGATGGAACTGTTGCGTGGGCCGTTACTTCTCTATGAGCACCTTGTGAACTTTCTTCTTCGTCTAAATCTGCTATACGCAATGTTTGTAAATTGAATTCTAAATCAACTTTGTGGCCAACACCGGCACTAGATCTAGTTTTCATTAATTGTATCTGATATCTACCACGTTCACGCATAGCACGTGATGTAAATATACCAAATACATTATCTGCTGTATTAATCTTACTCAAACCACCTGCTATATGACTATGATCAAATTCTACTTCTTCTACTGCACTTCTATTCAACTGTGATGCTGTTACAAATACCACATCTAATTCTTTGGCTAGGTTACGCAATTCTTCTGAAACATATTTGTCTTTAACAAATAAATCATTAGGGGATACCTTAGCACTTACAGGCATGAGTAAATCTAAATAATCTACACATAAAAAATCTATTTTTGAATTTGTTTGTATTTCAAGTTCTTTAAGATACGCTCTAACATCATTTACATTACTCTGTGCAGGCATATATTTAATTCTTAATTTACCTGCTTTTTTACTCATTAATTTTACTTTCATTTCAACATCATCAAGATTTTTAAATATTCGTTTAGTTTCAATATTTGCAATCATACTATCAAGTCTCATCGCACAAAGACCTTCACTTAATTCTAATGTTATATAACAACCATTTAATCCTTGCTGTATCCAATTTACAGACAAATTTTGCATAAACAAACTTTTACCACTACCACTAGCACCAGCAAATATTTGTAACTCACCTTTATTAAAACCACCATATAAAGGTTTATCTAACATTGGCCAACCTGTACTCACTTGTCCATTTTGAGATTTTAACTCCATAAGTCGTTCTTTAGGGTCACTAAAATAATCAATGCCCATATCTTTAGTTAAACTAATTTGTACAGCATCTTTAATAATTTTTTCTACAGGATCATACTCACCCTTTTCTAATAAATCTGCTGACTCTAAAATGGCACGTTCTAATTCTTGACGTCTAGTAAAACCTTCAAATTCCGCAAGAAACCAATCATAATGATTTTCTTTTAAATCTGGTACATGATTAAATGTTTGCTTAGATATAGCTTTTACTTGTTCAGATGTTGGTAATGTACCATGTTTATCTGTATGTTCTTGAATAAAAGTGGCCGCTTTTTGTAGACTTCTATCAAAGTTTTCAGGATTAAAAATATTCTGCACACGCACATAACTTTGTGAATCTTGAAGCATCATCTCCAAGAATAATTTTTGCATTTCTATTGTATATTCTGTTGCCATTTTATTCTCTTCATTAATTTTCTTTTTGCCAATTCAATCTTAATTTTGCTAGTTTCCTTGGCTTGTATAATAGTTATTAAAGTTCCTAACCTACCATAACGTTTTACAGCATCATTAACATCCTTAATATCTTCTTCCCAATTAGGTATACTAACTGACCAACCCAATTTTATTGCACGATTAATTAATTCTAAACCAGATTTATCCTGGTCTGGAACCACTACAATGTCACGCTGTAATCGTTTAATAACCTTGACTTGTTTTTCGCTAATTGTATTATGTAATACTGCCAATGCATTTATACTCAAAGCATCAAACAATCCTTCTACTACTATGCATTGGGTCCAATGGTCTTGTTGTAAATCAACACCAAATACATATCCAGGTTGTTGTTCATTAATATATTTTGGAGTACGGTCATCTAAAAACCTAGCACTCCAACCTACAACTAACCCATCATATGTATATGGTACTACAATTCTATTATTCTTTCTTCCTTTTTCATTAGGACTTATCATAAAAGGATAGCTATCAGGGTCAATTGATCTAGACTGTAAGTAGTCTTTAAACTTATTGTCCGTTGATTTAAGCAACTCTAGCTCGTCGGGCAAGGTCTTTGAATTAAATTTTATTTTATCTTGCTTAGATTTGTTTTTATCTTCTAATAATTGAGCAATATCTTTATGTTTAAGACTTTCTAAATTAATAGCACCAATGGTACCACTATCAACACCTAACCAATCTAATAATTTTCTTGCACGTAAACCTAAAGTTCGTCCTAATTTAAAACTAGCCTTGTAACCACAATTAAAACAATGATAACTCCAATTATGTCCGTCAACCTTGACACCACCACGTGATCTTTTATCTTTGGTTTCTCCATTATGGGTACAACATACAGCATTAAAACTAACCCAACCACTTGGAGACATTTTTTTACGTGCAGGTAATACAGTCAAGATGTCAAACATTATGTAAGTATAGCAAATTCTATTTCATTAAGCAAGTATTTTGAAATTTCTAAGTGTCCTTTTTCGTTTGGGTGTCCGCCAGGAGCCTTTGGTACCTTTGCTAGGCCTTGTATACTTTTATTTGGCCATAATAATGTAGGTACTTCTATATTAACTGGTGGTGTAAATATATTAAATTGATAAAGATTTAAACTATGTGTAGTAGCAATGCCATTAAAAAAATATAATGTCTGTTGATAATTTAATTTACTAACTTCATTACATTGACTTAATGTTATATATTTTTTACTAAAATCACTCCATTCTTCTGGTACAATACTAGAACCAAAATCTACCCAACTACTATGAATGTATCTATTCCAGTCAGGATCTTTTCCTTGTACAACATGATCGGAATTATACCAACTTTCACGATCACTACTGGTTAAACCAATTAAAATTAAACTGTCAGTTTGACATTCACCATTCTCTAGCCACCAAAGAAAACTCCAAATAGTAGATCGCAGACTAGCACCAGGGTGACCAAAATTTTCTAAAGGTACATTATAATGGTCAGCGATAATTCCAGAAAAACAATTTTTTAATCTATAAGAATCATTTTGGAAATTATGTACAGTGACATCAGGGAGAACTTTCTTTAGATTGGGATTAATTAATTCATCGCCATAGACCCAACTATCACCGAAAGATACAACTTGCTTTATGGAATGCATTTACCTAACTGTAAGACTAGTAATACTTCCTGATGTTTTTTCAATATATACTTTTAACTTTGGATGGAACCCAGAAATATTAATAGATCCAGTTGTACTTGATGCTGTTAATGCAACTGCGGTTGCCGCGGTATACCATTGCCCTGAATCATCTACAGCCCCTTGTACTGTAAGATTTCCTGTAAAAGCATTTGGAACATATTGTAATGTTTGTAAATCGCCGTCGGCTTCCCAAGTACTAGAACTAAAAGTAGTAGAATTAGCACCATCGGGTATTGTAATAGATTGACTTGCTGTAAATTTTGGCATTAAAGCATCTTGAATTTCAATTACACCACGTCCACTATTATTGTCATCAACAAAAGCTAAATCATATTGACTACTACTTGTTGTAAGTTTTTCTATGGAATAATTTGCACGTTGAGCATCTATTGTGTTTAAGTCTTGTTCTGTAATAGTTACTTTAGCTTTACCATTAGTTGCGTCTGTTGCTACCATGGTTTTTTCTAATAGTAAATTTTCGCCTTCGCTGTCAATTAATCGCCATGTAAATGTTATTGAACTAATATCAACCTTCTTTTGATCTTGATTAATAAATGTAAAATTAAGGACATTATCTGTACCTTTTGATATCTTTAAATTCTTTGAATACACTGGTTGCCACCTCACTGTTGCCATGCTACTACTGGTATCATTTAATACTACCGTTTGCGTCTGATCATATAAATATATTTGCGTTGTAAACATAATTGTATTTATATGGCTAATGACTTCTTTTATCAATTATCTGAAAAGTACCCATTCGTAACGGTATGCATGTATGCCAACGTCGAATATGTCGGAATAATTCAGAACCAAGATGCTATTGTAACCACGTTTTACGATTATGGACGTATTGTTGACTCCACACTCAAACGTCATTTTGTTGAATTAGCTAATGTTTGGTGGTGGGAATCTAATAGATCCATACCAATTAATATATTTTTACATGACGAATGGGCTAAATTTAAACCATATTTGCAAACATTTATTAATAAAGATTTAGAAATATTATATGGTCCTTGTACCAGTTTATCTGAGCTAACTAAAAAACGTACCAAACGCAAATCTATTACACTTGTCCGCCGTGTTGACTAAGATATTTTCTTAATTTTATTTCTGTAGTTTGGGGATATTCGTCATATAATTTCCAAAATCTTTCCTGATTTTCTTTACAAATTGGTTCAACTTTTCTTAAAAGATTTACTAAATTATCATCATAAACTAACCTTTCAACTTCCCTAACTACTGCCGCAACACGTATTTCCCAAGAATTGTGCATAGAAAAAACTTCGTCTATATATGGTTCAAATGTTCTGAACATTTTCCGAAGATCAGGATAATAATTTTTACTTGCTAATGTTATAAATGGATGACCCATGATTATGGGTTTATATATTTTTTCTGTGAAAAAACTATATCTATGCTTAATTGTTGATTCTGCAATTACACTAAAATATGTACTATCATATTGTTTAGGTACAGCGGGTCCGGCTAACCATTGGTCCCATTCCATTAATCTTAATGATATATTTTCACTATTATTAAGTTCTGGCATATCAAATTCTTTAGGAAGTCGTACTATCTCACCATTCTCAGAATTATTTAATAAAAGATTAGACCACAAGGCATCATCTAATAAATTAAAAGATTTTAAATATCCCAATAACTTTGTTCTATGTGGTCTTGGTCTGTTATTTAAACAAAGAAATGTATAAGGTCTCTCGGTAATTTCTATTTTATGATCTCTATTACTTAAATTTGCTTGACCGGTTTTATATAATAGATAATTTATATTAAGAGCTTTACAATCTTCAGGAGTATCCCCAGAACAAATTATAGGAAAATCGCCTCTTAATACTGCTTTTAAAAATCCAAAATCATATAATAATCTAATTATTGTACTAGACCCTTCATAAAGGTTTTCTAAGACCATTTCAAATTTAGCATTTTTAATATCATGACGTTCTACTGGACTTGAATACCCAATTGGAGTTACAACTAAGGCATCTTCTGGAAGGTCTTTAAATTCCTCAGAGGTATACGTTTGAGCGTCTTTAAGGAATTCTCTTAATAAACTTTTATTATGTAGATAAACTTTCTTTTTCATTAATAAGATTCATGTGTAAGGCAACCAATACTGCATAACTAACCGAATGACTTTTCTTAAAATAATAAGATTCGTCATCTGGTACGCTCCAAATATCGTCGGCGATTTTACCCCATTTTTGACCTAATAAATGTCGTTTGCCGGGGCGAATTACTGCTAAAAACATCGCCATTCTTGGAATGCTATTAACCTCCATATTTTTAATAAGTTCATAATGATTACTAATATGTATAATTTTTTCAACAAATTCTTTTTCTTTTAAACGTTCCCAAGGTGGCTCTTGCTGTAACATTTTTTGATAATGTTCTTCATCTTTTATTAATTTATAAACATTAACATTCAAAAAATCTAATTTAAAATACCCACGTTCTTCTGCAGATCTATAATCTATACTAGCACAATCATTAATAGGGTCATATGGTATAGCAGTAACATATACACCACTATTATGCTTACGTACCTCATTATCTTTTATTTGCATTGCTGGAACACAATCTATTAATTTTAAAATTTTTTCTCTATCTGCAAAATCTATATCAATATCTGTTTGCTTCATATATTTTACCACCCAGCCTGTCGACACATTTCTTTAACATATTCTACATCACCAGGATAATCTCCAAATATTTTCTGCCATTGATCCGGATTGATATAATCAAATATAATAGCCAACTGTTCTGAATTTAAACTTTCTAAAAATTCATGTCCACTATCTGAATTAAATACTACCCAACCACTTATCTGACCTGATTGTATTAAATGACATATTTGATTTGAATTACCAAATCTTAAAAAATGTTCACTCGGATTACCTGTTTGCTCTGCCCACTCAATACTATTTTGTAATGCTCTTGTTAATGCATCAGAACTATTTTCTCTAAATAAATATTCACGTAAAAATTGTTCGTATAAATTATCATGATGCCAATTATCAATCTTCTTATTATTTTTTAATAACCATTCTGTATATCTTGGTATATTAATTACTTTTGAATTTACACAATAATTTCCATACTTAACAAATGCTTTATAATATGCTGATGTTGCAAAATCATCAAATGTTTTATTTTTAGCACTACCCTGCGTTATTTCATAAAATTTAAGGTAGTTTTGAAACCCAATACGATTTCCAGAATCATTTTTATGTTGGAATCTTTTTTTCTGTTCACAAACATGTACGTCAAGGGTACTTTCACGTGCAAATTCACGCTCACAATATTTACACTTATAGGTCTGTTTTAATTTGTTTATCGTTCCAGCCATGCTCTTTTGCCAATTGTTTAAGTTCTTTCTTGTCGTTTAGAGTAATTATCATTTCGAGCTCATCTTCCTTAAGATTAGGCCAGATTTCTCTAACAAATTTTATTAATTTATTAGTACTAGCACCAACTTTTTTCTTTGCAGGAAGCCAATAATGATATTTATTACCCATGTCCGGACTAACCGATGTACACATCAACCATTGTAACTTAGGATGCCTATTAACATCAAAAAAGTGTTTATTCACTCGTTGATTAGTAGCCATTAAATAATAAGACTGTAATGTAACATCGCCAGTTACTGATGCTCCGTAACGCAACATTAAGTACGTAGAAAACTTTTTACGTTGCTCATCAGTAAACTTATCATAATACGCTCGATCTTTACGATCAAATGCGGCCATTTCGTTACTAATATGTAATGGGTCTTGGTTCTTACTCAATCTATGGTGTTGCCTTTTCGTATTCTATCACTTCACAATTTCTACTAATATCTCTTACAAAATAAACACATGGTGGTTTGGGTTCGTTGTTTATTGGCACACACAATAATTGACCATTTTTTAATTTAGGGGCGTACCAAGATACATCATGATAAACATTTATTATTTCGATATCAAGAAATTCTGGCCTAAACCCACTTAATGGATTATATTGAAATGCTTTAAACCCTCTATCATTAATAGCTGTCAGCGGTAATACCTCTAAATTACCACAATCGGATTCTCCTATTAATATTTGCCAATCAATGGGCATTTTTAATATATGTGTACCAATACGTAATACTAATGCCGGACTATTAAAACTTTCTAAAAAAATAAGAGGTATAAAAAATAATCCGGTGCCGTTGGATCTGAATTATCTAATATACTAAATCGTAAATCATCTATTTCTTCTGGTAACGTATCTAAATCGTACGCCTTATTATTTTCTAATGTTAATATTCTCATAGTTGTACTATAACATCCTTAAGATAAAATGTAAAGTCTTATACTTGCCAATCTGTTTTATCAATGGTAAATGGATACTCGGCATCTCTGTAAAAATGCTTACGTTTTGTTATATGCCTTTTTGCAAATTTACAGGTTGATGTTATATCCCAGATTTGAACAAAATCTTTATCTTCGGCTTTACGAATTCCACGACCGATTGACTGAATAACCCTAACGAATGACTTGCCTGGCTCAATAAGCACCAAATTAAAAATGCGAGGTATATTAATACCAACACTAGCAACACCATAGGTAGCAACAATGACTTTATTATCACTGACGGCAACGTCATCATACTGTTCTTTTCTTTCATTTGTTTTTGTTCCTCCACTTACAAATACTGCACCTTTAATTAATCCGGCTAATGTTTGACCGGGTTTTACTCTATCTATCAACACTAATGTATTACCAGACTGTTTAATATTGTCTATTAACCCTGCAATATATTTAATTCGGTCTTTTGTTTCTAATAGATATTTTAATTCCTCTTGATAACTTCTATACTCT